CGGGGACAGTCACTTCTACTTTTTTAATTTCCATCTTAATTCTCCTAGCAGTTAATAAAATGGCTAACCTCAGCCCCCAAGACCACTCTGGGAATGGTCTTGAAGATGATGCTAGTCCTCCTCCTCAATAAGATCAGCTTCTTCACAGCAAAATATGGGAGACTCATCTATCTTGATCTCATCCCTTTGCCATTGTCTAAAAGCCTCCATTTGGGCTAGGACAGGGTTATCGGCTTCAATCTCAAAGTATTGGTGAACCTCAGCCAAAACAGTGTATTTAGGCATTTTTTTGCTCCTGCAAGTAATCTGTCAGCTGGTTAATAAAATAAGCCTTATTGATGTCTTTTGGCTGCTCAGGGTCTGGCTCGATCTTAATCGGTGCGAGCTGAAAGTACTGGGGAAAATTGTTATACAAAATCATGCAATTGGTGATGTCGGCATAAAAATAAGCCTCTGCCAGCTTTGCTCCAAAATTGCCCTCTCTCCCGCCCCTAATCTGATGAGCAGAATCAAATCCCTGTTGCCATTTTTGTTTTGTCGTAAGCATCAAAATACTCCTTCTTCTTCGTTATATTCGTCTGGGTCGTACTCCGCTTCCCAGATGGACGGATTAACCTTATCGATCTCGACCAGAGTATCGCCATCAAAAACAACCTCGCCCACGGACACCTCTTCCAGCTCCTGAGCCGTCATGTTGAAATAAATGCGGGGATCGATCCAGCTGTCCCAGTAAGCTTCAAATGGAACACCAACATCCACGACCCCAATATCTACAGCCATCTCTTCGCCATCGTCCCCCTTGACCACGGCAGAGTAGACCTTTACCTCATACTTTTTCATAAATTTCTCCTAGCATTAAATGATTGCCGAATGACAATCCCAAAACCCTCCAGAGAGGGCTTTGAGGTCTCACTCGAAATCTGATCCTACAAATACATTATTTTTACGAAGTAGAACAATAGCATGGTCATTAAGACTCATGACCCCGTCATATTCGGACAGCGACCGCTTGCCGTCCTTATCAATATCAAACCAGAGACCAATGCACTCAAAGCGATCAATCGAGGGAATATCCCACTCAATAAACCCCGTATTGTCTTTATGGTAGTAGAGCTCCAGAGTGGACTCATGCTCCCCCAGATCCCTCTCGCCCCAAGATCCCTCCAGCTTCAGAGGGGACTTAACAACCAATTTATCAATCAATTCAGCCATTTTATTGCTCCTTTTATCGTGAAAAACTTTCGTATGCTTTCCAGCTCTCGAACCGCATAGCGGGCTTACCGTTTACTTTGTCATGCATCGCCCATGTAAACCTTTTGCCGTTTACATCTGGATCGAGGTCTGGGTAAACTTTTTGTGCCGCTTCCAGACTGTCAAATTCATAAAATTCATGAATCGACAGCACTACAGAAACGGGACAATTTGCTTCAAAGGGTAACTTAGGCATTTTTAGTTCCTTCCAACAAAAATTGAAAATTGGCTCTTTCCCTGACAATAGAGCCAGCGGTGTACTCCCCATATGAAAAAACAACAATTTTTTTAATTTTCATTACCAGACCCCCTAAATAAAAGTTAATAAAGCACGGACAGCCACCCAGACCACATAAAGGCAGCCGACCATAGCGAGACCATCCCAAAGCCTGTTTTTAGTCTCTGGGCTCATGCGACCACCTCCAGACCGAATACAGCCAAATATTTTCGAGCTTGGTTTTTATGGCATTGGGCAGCACTGCCACGATTAACAGCATCCCGAAAAATTTTGTCCAGCTCTGGCAAGCTTCTGGACGGGTTAGCATCGAAAAAAAGCCGTTTGGCGGCCGCCTCTGGAATGGGGCGGGAATTGTAATAAATTTCCATTTTTTAAACTCCTAGCAGTTGATTAAATGATTACCTAAAGGCAATCCCTAAACCCTCCAGCGGAGGGCTTAGAGATGACTCTATTACCCGTTGAGCTGCTGCTGTATTTGCTTGGCTAAATCGATCCAACAATCGGGATTAATAAGCCCTCGCTCTGGGTATGCGGACGGCTCAGAAGCTGCGACCTCTTTAGAGAATTGCTCTAGAGCTGTAAGCACCATCAGCGGGGCGAGAGGGTGCGATTTTAGGATTTTGTTTAGTGTTTTACTTTGCATGATAAAAGCCTCTTTCTTTCAAAATTAAAAGGTGCAGCAGCACATGGGTGCGGGTCATATACGGGCTGGGGTTTCTGGCACTCGCCAGAATCCAATCGCTGTCGTAATTGCGGAGGGTCTGCAGATAATGCTGTTTTTTAGTCATTCTCAGCCCCTTATAGATTACGAAAATAATAGCCGTCAGCCTCCCAGAAATCGTGACGGAGCTCGCAGTCCCAATAAGCCTGAAAATCAAAGTAATAGCGGACAGTCTGGGGGACATCTGAGAGCAGCCCCGTATCGTCTGCGAATTGCTCGGCAAAAGCTTTATCGCTGTCCGCTTGCCCGTAATAAGCCTCTTCTATCTTATCGATGGTGATATCGGACGCATAAAAGAAATTAGAGCAATAAGCCTCGATCACCTCCATATCAAGCTGGCAGCCGTCCAGATCCTCCGCAAAATCCGCCCATTCGGTCATGCTGAAAGCGTCACAGCTGGAAGAGTAAAACGGCTTGAGGATGTCGCCCTCATAATCAGCCATTAGGATTTCATCGATTACGGCTTCTGGGAATTGAACCTCCAGAGCCTCCCGAACATCGTCCCAGCTGCGGACGGTCAGAAGATCCACCCAGACCCCTTTAGTGGGGATGCCATCGATATAAAAGAAACCAGCGACAGAAGACCCAGAAGATGGGGCGCAGGCTGCATTAAGACGGGCAGTAATTGATTGGTCAAACATGATTTAAACCTCCGAATAAAAGTAAACAGCGAGAGCGATCTCTACCAGACCGCCAACAAATTGAGACCAGACCAGCAGCGGTTCAGACCCAGCCAGACCGAGGGCAATCGCCCCCAGAAGATGGGCAAAGCCCAACAGCCCAAAGGCATCCATTTTCATTTTTTAGCCTCCAGATAATCAGCCCACAGCTCACCAGCCAGAGCCTCGGCTTGTGCTGGGGTCATTTGGTCAGCATGTGGCAGCTCAACGATAAGAGCGTCCCCGTGATACAGCTCATAAATTCCCAACTCTGGGTCGTAATGATAATTAAGCATTTTTGCCACCTTTCACGATAAAAACATAATCAGAGGGACGAACCGAGTCCCCGTGCTTTCCTTCATTAAAAACGAGCTGGGAATCGTCCCGCCTGTAAATGCTCCAGACCTCATGATCGAATGCTGGGTCTGGCGACCAGAAGCACAGCACATCACCGATGCGAACAGCTGAAGCCCTTACTCTTTCAATATCTTGACGCATAAAATCCCCCTTAATAACCGTGGGCAAGAGCCCACTTTTCGATTGCAAAATAGGTGTTATCCGACATCGGGAAAAAATTCCCTTCGGAATCCTCCAGACCATCCAAAGCCCGTGCCAGCTCTAGCGATCCAGACTGATCGCCCTTATTGATCCAGCAGCCTGTCACACGGTCTGGGCTATCGTCCCCGTCCCCGTTGCAGTCGGTGTCCAGAGTGATTTCATAACCGTGAATTTTTGTTTCTTTAATCATTTAAAAACCTCCTAGCAGAAATTAAAAAAAGTGTTGCCTCGTGATTTTAGATCTTAGTTTGCTTTACAGTAAAGCATTTTATTAAATTATTTTTGAGCCTTATATCTCAAGGGCTGGCGGGTCACTTCCGAGGCCGTGTTTTACAGTGCAGCCAAAAAGCCTGGTCACTTTTTAAAAAAAGCCTGGTCACTTTTGCGGATTGCTTCAGGTTAACTTTTGGCTAAAAGCGGGAGGGGTTAAACCAGCGAAGCGGAACAGCCAGAGAGCTGCAGAGATAGGAGAGACCAGACCACCCATAGGGAGCTGAGACCATTACCAGAATCCCTTTGTCCGCCCTATACTTTGTCCCATGAATACTCAACTTATACCCGTATGAGAAAGCTCACACGAAAGCAGATCGCTGAGGGTCTGGACGCTGTGCCGATGCAGCAGATATTGCTGGGGTCTAATCAGGCTGGGATCGCTCTCACCCAGAAGCAGAAAGCATTCGCAGCCGAGGTAGTGAAGACGGGAAACAAGTCGGCAGCTTACCGTAAGGCATACAACCATAAGGGCAAGCCAGAGACGGCAGCCAGAGACGCTCAAAAGGTCGCAAACAATCCCAAGGTCGCCACCTATATCCAAGCTCTGGAGGCGGCTAAAGAGGCGGAAACATACCTTTTACCTGCTCGCTTAAGGGCTATCGCAATCCATCGGCTCACGGGTCTGGCACTTAATGAAGAGATCGCACCAGCTCAGCAGCTAAAAGCTCTGGAGCTGATCGGCAAAATGACGGAGGTCGCTCTATTCACGGAACGGCGGGAATTGATCCAGACCACCAGCAGCCAGACCATGAGAGAGCAGCTGCTCAACTCGATCCGTCTGGCAATATCTACGGACGGGGCAACCGATGTCGAAGCGATCGAGATCGATAGCCTTCTGGATGACATCAGCGGAGCAGCCTTACCAGATGATGCAGAGACCATTCATATATCGATGCATGATGCAGCACCAGACCAGCAAATAGATAAAGAGACCCCAGACCCTTCTGCAATTCGAATTGCTGAGACCCCACCAGACCCCGACCCCCAAAAATAGACAATTTTCTCTGCTGCCCCTATGCATAGTAATCCACTCAAATAATCCATATGAAATATAAATCTTTAAATATCAATAACTTACAGGGGGGGAGGAGTGTAACACCTGTTACACTTAGTAGAAACCCTAATACAAGAACACCCCCCGTCACTTTTTTAAACACAACAGGGGTGGGGGGTATATTTTGAAAATTAGCGAAGAGTATCCAGATCTATTAAAAGCAGATGGGTTTGATGAAGCCATTATCGGTGTAGTCCAAAGGGTGGGCGTACAGGCCATTTGTTATGACGAGGACAAAGTCATCGAGATTCTTATGGAACGAGATGGCATGACTCTTATAGAAGCAATGGAGTATTTTGACTTTAATATTGCGGGCGCATGGGTAGGGGAATCTACCCCGTTCTTTTTACAACGGATGGACTTGTGAAAACAATCATTCATGTAAATCAACATGAGATTAAAAAAAATACCAAGAATGGTACGGATAACCCTGTGCTAACGGTAAAGACGTATAAAGACAATACGTATGCCAGAGAGGTATTAATTAAAGGAGATAGCAAAGTTGTGTATAGTCCACACAAACCGCTGTCTTGTGGCGCCCGTGTGTGGATTGAAACTCAAGCTGAGGTAGAGATAGTAGTATGAGTCCAGCGCAAAAAGAGACTTTATTGGTCATAGACGAATTTTGGAAAAAGTTTGGTTTTGGCCCCACGATTGATGACATCATGTACATCACTGGGGAAAAAGGACGAGGCAACGTAGCCCGAAAAATGAAGATATTGATTGAGCTGGGTTTATGTAAAGGCGTAAAAGGCCGAGCAAGATCGATTCGCCCACGCCATATTAAGGTTAAAGACATTGAGTAAATTAGCTACGCTATTGGAAAGCCTGCCAGAAGGGGAAAGGGAGAACATCCTTTCCATGGCCTTGGCCTACCAAGACTCAGTGACCAGGGAAAAGTCCCAAGTCTCGTTTATGGAGTTTGTCAAAGTCATGTGGCCTGGATTTATCCACGGGCGGCACCATGCGTTAATGGCTAAAAAATTTGAGGAGATAGCCAATGGAAAAACTAAGCGTCTTATTATTAATATGCCTCCCCGCCATACTAAGTCTGAGTTTGCATCCTATTTACTACCAGCCTGGTTTCTTGGCAAGTTTCCTCATAAGAAAATTATCCAGTGTTCTAACACCGCCGAACTCGCAGTTGGGTTCGGACGGAAGGTACGTAACTTAGTAGACGGAGAAACCTATGCCAAAGTATTCCCCAATGTCGCTCTCAGATCTGATTCTAAGGCTGCTGGTCGTTGGGCTACTAACGCTAATGGCGATTATTTTGCTATTGGTGTGGGCGGTACCGTTACAGGTAAAGGAGCAGATCTGCTTATTATTGACGACCCTCACTCGGAACAAGAAGCCGCATTAGCGTCCTCTAATCCAGAGGTCTACGACAAGGTTTTTGAATGGTATGAGTCTGGTCCACGGCAACGTCTTCAGCCAGGAGGGTCGATTGTCATCGTAATGACCCGCTGGGGTAAACGAGACTTAACGGGCAAAGTCATGCAGTCCATGATCGACAAAGACGGGGACGAATGGGAGGTTATTAGCCTACCCGCAATTCTGCCTAATGAAAAACCCTTATGGCCTGAGTTCTGGTCATACGAGGAATTAGACAAGCTGCGCAATGTACTGCCTATTTCAAAATGGCAAGCCCAGTACCAACAAGACCCGACTTCCGAAGAAGGAGCGCTAGTTAAGCGGGAATGGTGGCAGGTCTGGGAAGGCGAGAACCCGCCGCCCTGTGATTTTATTATCCAGTCTTGGGATACCGCTTTTACCAAAAACGAGCGTTCAGACTATTCTGCCTGTACGACTTGGGGGGTATTTTATAAAGATGAAGACACCAATGACGCCAATATTATTCTGCTTGACGCTCTGAAAGAACGCCTTGAATTTCCAGAACTAAAGAAACGGGCTATGGAAATGTACCAAGAATGGACGCCAGATGCGTTTATTGTGGAAGCAAAAGCCTCTGGTGCTCCCCTTATATTTGAGCTAAGATCCATGGGTATACCTGTACAAGAATTTACTCCTACCCGTGGTAATGACAAGATCTCCCGTGTAAACTCTGTAGCAGACATGTTTGCATCAGGAAAAGTATGGGCGCCAAGAAAGCGTTGGGCGGAAGAAGTAATTGAAGAGATGGCAGCGTTTCCAAACTCTGACCACGATGACTTGGTTGACTCGTCAACACAGGCACTATTGAGATTTCGAAAGGGCGGATTTATCCGACTCCAAAGCGATGAACCAGATGAGCAGCGGTACTTTAAATCTAAACGACCAGTAAGTTATTACTAAGGAAATATTATGGCAATTGAGAAAGCACTCTACGAATTACCCAAAGGACTTGAGGCAGCAGCCATGGAGCCAATCGAGATTGAGATTGAAGACCCAGAAGCAGTCCGAATTGGGATTGACGGTTTAGAGATTGAGATTACGCCAAAAGAAGAAACAGCCGATGATTTTGATGCCAACCTTGCCGAATACTTAGACGAGTCGTATTTAAGTCAAATGTGCAATGACCTTCTGGGTGATGTAGAAGGTGACGTATCCTCCCGTAAAGAATGGATGCAGACCTACACAGACGGCATTGAGTTATTAGGAATGAAGATTGAAATCCGTTCTGAGCCATGGGAAGGCGCATGCGGCGTCTACCATCCTCTCCTTTCCGAAGCCCTAGTCAAATTCCAAGCCGAGACGGTAATGGAAACCCTGCCTCCTGCTGGACCAGTAAAGACCGTGGTCATTGGCAGGGAAACCCCTGAAATTATGGCAGCGGCTGATCGTGTTCAAAAAGACATGAATTATCAGATTACAGAGAAGATGCCTGAGTACCGCCCAGAGCATGAGCGTATGTGCTGGGGACTCGGCCTTTCAGGTAACGCATTTAAGAAGGTTTACTTTGACCCGTCTTTGAACCGCCAAGTATCCATATTTGTGCCAGCCGAAGACCTAATTGTTCCCTATGGCGCATCCGACTTACAGAGCGCAGACCGTGTAACCCACGTAATGCGTAAAACAGAAAACGAGCTGCGTAAGCTACAGGTTGCAGGATTCTACCGTGATGTAGACCTTGGCGATCCAGTCAACTCGTTTGATGATGTAGAAAAGAAAATTGCTGAAAAGATGGGATTCCAAGCCACAACGGATGACCGCTATAAACTACTTGAAATTCAAGTAAACCTTGATATTGAAGGTTTTGAAGACAAAGACGAAGACGATGAGCCTACTGGCATCGCCCTTCCTTACATTGTCACTGTGGAAAAAGGAACGCAAAAAGTACTAGCGATCCGTAGAAACTGGAGACCTGAAGATGAAACAAAACAAAAACGCAATCACTTCGTTCATTACGGCTACGTGCCTGGTTTTGGCTTTTACTGTTTTGGTCTCATTCATCTTGTGGGCGCCTTTGCAAAGTCTGGAACGTCTATTATTCGGCAGCTGGTCGATGCTGGAACGCTTTCAAACTTGCCAGGTGGCTTTAAGGCCCGTGGACTGCGCATCAAAGGCGATGACACCCCAATCAGCCCTGGAGAATTTAGAGACGTTGACGTACCCAGCGGGGTCCTCAAAGACAACATTCTGCCATTACCTTATAAGGAGCCCTCACAAGTCCTCTATAGCTTGCTTGGCACAATTGTAGAAGAGGGACGTAGATTTGCCTCGGCATCGGATATGAAGATTGCCGACATGTCAGCCAACACCCCCGTTGGTACGACCTTGGCTATTCTGGAGAGAACCCTTAAGGTGATGTCTGCGGTTCAAGCCCGTGTTCACTATAGCCTTAAGCAAGAGCTTAAGTTATTACGTGACATCATCCGTGATTACACCCCGCCAGATTATGACTATCAGCCACAGGTTGGCACTCGTTTTGCCAAACAGTCGGACTACGACAACGTAGATGTAATCCCAGTAAGTGATCCCAATGCTGCAACAATGGCACAAAAAATTGTTCAATATCAAGCCGTTCTGCAACTTGCCCAGCAAGCTCCGCAGCTGTACGACTTAGGTCAATTACACCGCCAGATGCTAGAAGTCTTGGGAATTAAGAACGCTAAGAAACTAGTCAAGATTGAAGATGACCAGATGCCAGAAGATCCTGTAACGGAAAACATGAACATCTTGAACATGAAACCCGTTAAGGCTTTTCTATATCAAGACCATCAAGCGCATATTCAGGTCCATATGAACGCCATGCAAGACCCTAAACTGGCTCAGTTAATTGGTCAAAACCCACAGGCTCAGGCGATTGCCGCAGCTGGAATGGCGCATATTCAGCAGCACTTAGCCTTTGAATACCGTAAGCAAATGGAAGAAATGATGGGTGTTCCATTACCTAATGGTGAAGAAACAGACAAGGAAGCTATTCCACGAGATATGGAAGTTCAAATCTCTAGAATGGCTGCACAAGCCTCGGATGTGTTGTTAAATCGCAACAAAACCGAAGTTGCTGCACAGCAAGCCCAGCAAGCAGCCCAGGATCCTATTATTCAAATGCAAGCCAAGGAACTCGAACTCAAACAGCAAGAGGAACAACGGAAAATGCAGAAAGACCAAGCCGATGCAGCAGAAGCAGCTGCACGATTGGAAGTAGAACGTGAACGAATTGCTTCACAGGAACGTATAGCTCAAGCTAGTTTGATGTCCAAACAACAAAAAGACCAGCAAGAGCTAGAACTTAAGGCTATGCAAGCAGTTGCAGCCGCTAATAAACCTCAATCAGGGAAAAGATAGTGGATCAAAATTTAGATTACCTCTTAAGAGAGTACAAAGAACGCATAGATATGCTCCAAAAAGCTATTTCTGCGGGAAATTGTCCAAATTATGAAGAATATAAGTACGCATGTGGGCAAATCCGAGGTCTTGAGTCCGCATGTTTAACCATAACAGACCTCAAAAAACGAATGGAGAACTCTGATGAGTGAATTACTAATCGGCACAAACCCCGATGATGTAAATGCAACAACCGTTCTGCCCCAAACAGCAGAAGAAAAAGCAAAACAAC